TCATGTATTCCTCGCATTTTGTTTAAGTATTTTCAACTTCTCGTTTTCTTGTTTAATATAATCTATCAATAATGAAACATAAATCTCCCTCTCCCACGGCATCATATTTTCAATTTCAGTCAAGCTGTACTTATGATGATGCATTAATGAAAAGTTCAGTGTAAAATAATTAACTAAACTATCTTGGGAAAGGGTTATACGAAAAAATTCTGTAAACCTTCAAGTTTGGAAATATTATGTTTTCCGCACTTAGGGCAATCACATTGAATTGTCTGAACAATCTTAGGAGAAGTTACAAAAAACTGCTCCAGTTTACTAAATTGTTCCTTAGTAAGAGAATAAACAAACTCTTCTAATTCCTCTTTAGTCTGATCTATAGCTTCCCAATAATCTTCTTGATTATAAATACCTTTTATACTTTTAATAACTAAATCAATTACTTTTTGATTATCATTAGTATTAAATACATCAACAACATCATCGATATTAGGGTACCTTAATTCTATTCCTATCTCATTATTAATCATAATTTTATTATTATGATTTTCAGGTTTTACCACCTTAACATCTTCAATATTAAAACTTGTATTAATCTTTTCTCCGCATTCACAATTTACAACTACTTCAACGGTTTCACTTATAGATTTGGCTCTTAAATATAAAAATACATATTCAATATCAAAATGCGGTAGTTCTTTAATATTAAGTTTTTTAAATGTACATACATCTACTAACTCTCTAATAATTCTTGCTACCTCTTCATTATCTGCCTCTGACATGGTCAGAAGTATTTTGTGTTCTTTAACTAAAAACGGTCTAAACGTAATCTTAGATCCTGTAGATGGTAAAGTCAATTCAAATGTTGGTGTTTCTAATTTTGGTAAAGCCATTATATCTCCTCATTCATAGTTACAATCCTATTATCCCAGATCAACTCTTCTGGGGTCTGTTCTTGCAAAAGATGCTCTCGCAGCGTTTGCTTGTACATCAGTCAATCTATTATCTACTACAGGTATACTTGGGTTAAGTAGCTGCCTTGGTATATCCATTGGCATGGTTTGAAATTCAGGATTTACATCTTTCCAGTAACGGTATGCAAATAATACGTTAAGTCGATGAGTTTGGTTCTGAGCAGAATTATTTAATTCTAAAAGATTTACACTTCTTGGAAATGCTTCATACAGCTCTAATTCATAGGTGACATCATCCTGCTCATTTAACTGCTTGAGTTTAATAGTAGAAATATACTCTTCTTGAAATCCTACAAATCCTGAATCAGGATCAACCACCTTAGCAGTCCAATTATCAAAGAATTTTTTAACTTGCATATCTCTATCTACGTGAAAGGTTAAGGAAATACCTTCTCCTCCATACTCAGCACTAAACGGTCTTTGATAGGTTGGACCAAAGATCTTAAAAGACTTAGTAGATATATTAACAGGCGGTAAACTGGCCATCTCACAATACAAACTTACAGCCCCAGAATTAGCAATATTCTTATTAGTCAGTGAGCTTGGAGCGTTAATAAAGACCTCAAACCTATTTACTCTTGCAAAGCTATCTTCCCTAACTGCACCTATAAACTGACTTAAATTAAAATTAGACTTTGCCATTAGTATTTCTTTCTGGAGTCTCTCCAGACCTCTGTTTTATTAGCTCCAATAAACCTCTCAACAGGTAATTGTGAAGCAGTGACCCAATCGGGGTAATGTATCTTTAAAAATCTAGATTGAAGCTGATCATAGAGATAGTGCTTCACACATGCCTTGATCGGGCTGTATCTGGTAGATGCATTTAATATTCTCCAGTTTAACTGTAACCTGGTATTCTCAGTAACCTTGGCATCATAAGCTAAATCATGCATTGCCGCGAGTAATTTAAACCTTACAGGGTACGGTATATAGTGTAAGTTTAAACCAAAAAATCCCCCTGGTACTTTTCTAAAAGGTAGTACCAACGGGAACATATCCCAGTACGGTAACTTGTCTTTTAACTTTGCATCATAAAGAAACATATACATATTACCCGGTAATATGGTAGTGGTCAGTTCAGGAGTATTTGCCATCAACTTATTAGGTCTGATGTTTTTAAGGTTCTTCATTTGAACCTGATACCAGTTGAAGGAGCGATCTACATCACCTGCCTTCATCCTGATTTCTTTAAAAGGGTTAACTGTGGCCATAATAATATTTATCCGTTATAACCCAAGGTCTTTTTCGGTTAAAACAAGAAATTTCATACCCCTATCAACACAATACTCGTTAGCTGCTTTCCATTTAGATTGATTAACTCCGTATTGAAATACTTCATCGATAAATCTTTTGGTTTGGCGTTGAGGAATAGCAGGAGGCTTGGTAAATTTTTCAGGTTTAATTTCAATTAAATACTTAGTTATATTACCGTATTTGTCTTTAACACGAATATAGAAGTCTACAAAGTAACGATGCACCTTACTATCTACGGGAGACTTATAGGGTATTACCATAGTCTCTGAACCCCACTCCAGAACTGATGGGTTTGTATCACACCATTTCATAAATTTTAATTCCCACGAAGATCTATAGATGACCCCATGAATGTCACCTTTATACTTTGGAGGATTGGAGATCCTGTAACGACCTTTGTGAGTTGCTTTATACATAACGGGATAAATATAATATAATCCAACTATTTATGGAATTACATGGCCACAACAATTCAAGGCGTACGGGATGCGGCGCAAAAAGATTATAATACGAAAGCCCCTGATGGTAATTACAACAATAATAGGTCTGCAACTAGAAGATCAGATGAAAATAAGTTTAAAGTCAATATAACCCAGTATCCCTCCGATCTACAAACAGCAGATAACTTACAGCATTATATACTCTTTAACATTAACATCCGCGGTAAATCTAAGTTTAATCAAGATAAGGCACAATTTGAAGTTAAAAGAAATCCTGATGCTGCTAATTTAACCCAAGACCAGCTGTCTGGGTTTGGTGTGCAAGCAGCAACTGGTGCTGTAGTAGGAGCCGTTGCAGGTAAAGCGGTATCTTCATTGGCAAATGGTTTTGCAAAATCTTTTGGTTTAACTGGAGGTAGTAATCCAATTGCAGTAGCAAAGAGAGAAGCTACAGTTGCAATAGCAGCTAATACACTTGGCGGGGTTGCTGCTATTGCAGGTGCAGCTACAGTAGGTTTTGCAGATATTTTACAACCGGATAAAACATATAGAATTTCTGATGCTATAGCATTATATGTTGACGGTCCTCCTACTGTAAAATACAGTATGAATTATGCTAATAAAGATCTCGGATCATTAGTTGGAGCTTTAGCTGGAGGCATGGAAACACTTAATAATAAAAGCGAGGCTGCCGGTGCGGTGGCAGCTTCACTTGCAAAGTTACCAGGTGCATTTGGCGGACCAGGATTGGATGATGCTCTAAGCGCATCTTCAGGTACCTCTTTAAATCCCTTTAAAGAGACAGTTTTTGAATCTGTTGACTTTAGATCTTTTGTTTTTAAATATAAATTTTACCCTAAAAATAAAAAAGAATCAGCCGATGTTTTTAGAATAATTGAAACGTTTAAGTTTCATATGCATCCAGAAATGTCTGATGGTAATTTATTTTTTATCTATCCCTCAGAGTTTAATATTACCTATTATTTCGGTCAACAAAGAAATTCCTATTTTCATAAATTTACAACCTGCGTACTTGAATCTATGGATGTAAGTTATGGTGGAGAACAGTTCTCATCTTTTCGAAATGGTGAACCCACCGAAATTAACGTATCATTGACGTTTAGAGAGTTGGAAGTTCTTACCAAATCAATGATTAATCAAGGTTACTAATGTATTTTAAAAGTTTTCCTTATACTCTCTACTCCCTGGATAATACTAACACTGTTCAGGTAATTACCGATATTACCAACCGTGTTACTTTGTCAGATGAGGTAAAGAATAATTTAAGCATATTTGATGAGTATGATGTAAAGGATGGAGATACGCCTGAGCTTGTAGCAGATAAGTTTTATAGTAATCCTGAACTTCATTGGATAGTATTGCATTACAACGAGATTATAGACCCTAGATTTGATTGGCCTTTAAGCACTAATAATCTTAACCTGTATGTGGCAAGTAAGTATACAGACGTAAACGGTATACATCATTATGAAGATGCTAACGTCAACTATATTAACGGTAATGTAATACTTACCTCTAATAACTCTTTCGGTAATTTTGCACTTAACGATCCCATTACTAATAATACAAATATTGGTTCAGGAGTTATCACATCTAAAATAAGTAACTCTAACGTTTTTATAACTGTAACTAACGGTGGTTTTATCTCTGGTGATCGAATTGTACTGGCCTCTAATACTTCTGTAATAGGTAATATCTCTAGCACTACTACCCTTACAGGTACCCCAGTTACTAATTTAGTATATGAAGATGAGGTTAATGAGTCTAAACGCAGAATTAAAATTCTTAAAGCTTCCTATGTAGATGCAATAGTAAGTGATTTTAAAAAGAAATTGAGTGAATAATGATTGGTGAGCAAGGACTGCAAAAGGCAGGTGAAGTACGAATAGAGCAGCTTAAACTCATCAATACCAGTAATGAGGTTATTGATCTAACTGAGTTTGTTATAGAGATTAATATATTTGAAGATATATTTAAGAACTACCTGCACGGCAATATCTTTTTAACTGATAGTAGAAATATTATTGATAGATTTAATATTCATGGAGAAGAGTTTTTAAATATAAAGTTAAGAACCCCTTCATTTCCAGATTCTCAAATTATTCAAAAGACCTTTAGAGTATTTAAATTATCAGATAGAACAATTGTAAGAGATACGAATACTCAGAATTTTGTATTACATTTTATTTCAATTGAGTTCTTTTACGATATGAACTTACCTCTGTTCTCACCCTTTGAAGGTAATATTACAGATGTAGCTGGTAAAATATTTACCAACTTTATTGCTTCTTCGCGTAATTTTAATGTCAGCGATTCAAATAATGAAATAAAGGAAGATCCAAAAAGTACTGATCTTATTGTTATAAATGATACTTCCAATAAAGTCAAATTTGTATCTCCAGGTTGGTCTCCATTTAAATGTATAAATTGGTTAGCTACAAAAGCTATACCAAAAGACGGAACAGCTAAGAATTTTATATTTTTTGAATCTAATAAAAACTTTTACTTTTGTACTCTAGAAGGATTGTTTAAAGACGCTCATGAAAATAAAAATTATCTAGGCCGATACCTAATATCGGCTTCTAATATTAGAGAAGATGGTAATTCTCGAGATGTCAATCGAGAAATGTTTTTAGCTAAAGATGTAGAAATGACAGAGACCACTGACTATATAAAGAACTACACCAATGGGTATCTTGGAAATAGATTAGTTTATTTAGATATTTTTAATAAAGATTATCAATTAATAGATTATGACCATGTTGCAAATTATGAAAAGCAATTTCATTCTTCTGGTAAAGGCTCTGATGCAAAACCTGTCTTTAGTAAAGATACCTTTAAAAACTTTGCAACCAATATAAGTTTTTATCCTAAAAATCCTAAATTATTTAATGACTATGCAGATAACATAAGTGAGAAAATGGGTGAAATACATGGTAATCGGCTATCTAGTCTTTTAGAGTTAACAAATATTAAAATGCATATGACAGTACCGGGAAGAACCGATGCAGAGGTTGGAAGGATGATTTATTTTGATTACCCATCCTTGGGTCCAAAAGATGCAAGTGATACTGGCTCTACCGGTCAAGATAAATTGTATTCTGGATTTTACCTTATAACTGCTATTCATCATAAAGTAAACAAACTTTCCCATGAGATGGTTATGGAAGTAATAAAAGATTCTTTATTGGTAGATCAGGAAAGTATTAAGAGAGCTTAATTATGCAAAGAATTTTTAACAAAGATGGTTTTAATTGGTGGATAGGGGTCGTAGAAGACCGCATGGATCCAGAGAAAATGGGTAGGTGCAGAGTTCGTATCTATGGCTATCATACCGATAGTAAGGTAATACTACCTACAAAAGATCTCCCCTGGGCAACTCCTATACAACCTATCACATCGGCTGCTATCTCCGGTATTGGTTCTTCACCCCTGGGGCCTGTAGAAGGTACCTGGGTTATT